AATTCCAAGTCGGTCGTCCAAGTCTTCGCTTCCATATCCATATTATGCGTGACGGTCTTTATCACCAGATCACCCCACTGATCAAAAGGTTTAATATCCGCATTCCCGGCAATCGTCAGTTTCCCAGACAACTCATAAACTGAAGATATTTTGCTCATACTATCCACTATCCCATCCAGTGTCGTCATCGTAAGAGTGCCGGGATACACCGCCACCCAACACTTCGCCCAAGGCACATTAGGAGTCGTCGTCTTTGTCCTCGCCGAAAGCAATGGGAAAGTTTGATTATTCTGCAAATTTGTCCCCGTCCCATTCGATATTTTCTCAAGAGAGGCCGCAACAACATAGTTCCGGAGATCCTCGAAGTCAGGTGTTTTATCAATATTAACGATATTTGTCGAACTATACCACGAAGATCTATCCGGACCAAGAGTCTCCGGTAATCCATTCGACCCCAACTTGTATATAAAACATACTCCGTCTCGAACACAATAAGTATGGTGAACATCCTTCAAAACTTCTTCCAATGCCGTCTTTACCGTAGTGCCTGACTTCCAATCAAATCTTGCAGCAGTTATCTCTTCTGAAGCCGACAAATAAACACCAGAATCTGCACCAGACATATCATAATTTAATCCAGCATATCTCATCAAGTAATCGACTGCCGTCATTAATGTTTCTCCATCCATAAATGGAGGATTAATAAGAGCAATGTCTTCCAACTTCTTTTCCAGTCCGAGTAATGGGATAGTCCAGGTCGAATCACCAGATTGTTCCGCATTCGATATTCCCATCCCCAATCCGTAAAAAATGTCTCCGGGTATCGTATGTTCTCCACCCGTCGCACTTAAAACAATAGCTCCGATACTCTGCGTGGCGACGGCTCCTTGTCCAGCAACACCATACTTGTCCACGACTATACTACCTCTTGAACCATCGGTTGATACCGTCACATTCAAACTCTTAATGTATTTCTTCCAATCCGTTGCCCCGGTGTCTCCTGCCGCACCACCGAACCAAGCAAGATCGAAGGCTCCATTACCATTTTTTATACTGAAAGTCCTTGTTTCCTTAACCTGAAGGATATAGGCAAAAATTTCACCGGCTATCCTCTGATACTTCTTGGCCGCCGACTGCATTTCCCAAGGGATGTAGAAATACTCGGAATTGTCTGAAGAACCAGGATTCCCAGAGTCAAGGGGGCTGGGAGTCGAAATGTTGTAATCCGTCCCATTTTTCGTGTAGATGGTGTAAGTATTATAAGCATAGGTGATTTCAGAGGTGTCTTTCGACAACAACAACCATCCATCCACATTCGATGACTGCGTGAAAAATCTTGGAAGATACGCAATCTCAAAGCGACAATTCTTGGCAACGACATTCATAAGAGTTCCGAAATAAATCGAAACATCTTTTGCCCCCGTTCCAGTTCCAACAACCACATCACTCGGAGATAATGGGTCAAACCAATGAGAATAATCGGTACTCTGAATAGACGCGGCATTCAACTTCTTGCAAAATGTGCTGGCCGTCTTCGCGACCTGCGGTGTCTCCTGTGACCCACTTGTCACAAGAATGCCATTCCAACAAGGGATGACCCCGATAATTAATGGAGCCTTATCAACCATATGTTGCTGTTGTGGAGGACCTTCCTTCGACATTCCTTCTGCCAGATTTACCGTTGTCTCATTATCTTCTCCGGCAATTTTCACCTTCATCGTGCTGGCGTCCGCCAACGTCATTGTGACATCACCAAAAGTTATTACAATGCTCCACCTTTTGCTCTCATTATTTTTAGGACTTGCTTGTCCAGCCGTAGTTCCAACGACATTCAACATGAGAACAAAAGCCCCTCCTACAACCAGGTTGTCACTAATCCAGTCTCCTGTCGGAGGAGTTTCTACCTGTTCCAACTGCATAGACAGAGTGCTATCTTTCTTATCATCCTTGGCTTTGACAGAAACATATAGAGATCCGGGATATCCTCCCGGCTGCATATATTTAAACCAATCCACTCCCGGAATTGTGGCTCCATTAAATTTATCAGGTATCCAATTGAACAATAACTGGTTATTACCCCAAAATGCCGAATATGTCTTCTCCGCCATGTCTATCCCGTTGTCCACCATCAATGTTGAAGGAGTAATGATCTTCGGCATAATCGAAGAATTTGTCGTAATAAATCCTGAAGGTGCAGCTTGAACCGCCGGCCAACTTCCATCTGCCACAAATTCAGGTTTGAGAGTTTTTGAAGGTAATGCTGATTTCAACGAATAAAAGAAGTAAAACTCTTCCCCCATATCCGTAGGATCAAAGTTGGTAGAATTCACCCCTGGGGTATACAAGAAAAATTTGACAGCATCAAATATCTTCATCATATACGTCTTCCGAACCGTCGATGAATCCGAAGGTACAGGAATACTATTTGTGACTGTGACTACTGGATTACTCATCTGAATGCCGCCGCTTGAACTTTATTTGGGTTACGATCAATAATCTGAAGGACAATAGGTGTTAAAGTATCCATAAACATCTTATTGTCAAATTTGACCATCATTTCCCCGGATACCGTCATACTCGATTGGGATGTGTCTCCACCCCCTACAGCTCCTGCTCCTGCCGCTCCCGCCGCAGCTACCTGATTTCCGGACATTGGAGGCACCTGAGCCGTCCCAGCCGCCCTCGTTGCCATTGTGTCCGTCCCTGTAGATCTGCCCGTCTTAGTCACTCCCATCCCTGATGCCCCTGACTCTGATACCCCTCCAATGGCTGTAATCCCACCAGAAGTTGATTTTCTCGGTGTCGCGGCCCCAACGATACTCGATCCACCCATAGATTTGACATTGTCTCCTGCCATCCCGGAAATATCCCCCATCCCCTTTATTCCGTGAATATCTCCCATCCCTTTCAGGTTATGCATATCCTTATTCAGGCCTTTAATACTGTGGATGTCCGACATTCCTTTCAAAGTTGCCCCACCCATTGTACTCCCGCCAACTCCGGCCGTGGCTTTCTTACCGTAAGAACTTTCCCAGGGCTTCATGACACCACTGGCTGTCCGGGTTGATGCCCAATATTTACCGTCCGCAATCTGCTTGGCATCTGCCGCCTTCTGGTCAGCATTTTTCTTCTCCTTGGCAGCTTTCGCCTGAATCTCTACTTGTTCCCTTGCCTTCCTGTCTGCCTCTCCTGGACTTGAGGCCAAAGATTCCGCGTAAGCCTTATCTTCTGGTGACTGAACGACTGTAGATATGGACTGAGAGATATTCTTCTTATCATCAGATGTTTGTTTTGGTTCAACCGGTGGCTTACCAGCCATTACCCTATCGTAATCCTCAATTCCCGGTGCCGCCCCGGCATACGGATTCATCATTTCATTCGTCCGGACCTCTTTTTCCAATCCCATTACCTTTTCCAGACTCTTTTTGGCCGTCGCCTGTTCCTTGTCGATATTCTTCCCTTCTTTTTTTGCAAGAGCCAATGATTGTAATGAAATCTTTAATTCTTTCTTCGCAACTACCAAATCCTTCGTCAGATCTGGACCAATTCCTTTTGTGTTCTCATCAGTATTCTTGGCAGAAGTGGCCGTGCTGTCCATTTTTTTCGTTTGTTCTTTAACCTGCTTTTCTTGACTCATCGCCTTATCTACCAACTTATCAACAGAACCACGAATGTCCCCCGGATTTTTTATCGCCGCATTAGAAGAATCAATAATGGCATCATGACCAGTTGTGTTTTTTGTGAAACCTGTGCCTCCTGGTGTAAGCATTTGAATGGTCATTTCTTTTAATGCCGCCAAAATACCTGCCAAATAACTAATGGACTTGTCTCCCTGATCTTCTGCCGTCACATCATGTGTGTAAATTGATCCAGCCGTATGCCCATCATCTGCTGTCATTTCTGTTGCCTTAGCCGACCTCTCAGTGTTTTCATCTGTGGCTCCCAATGCTTCTGCCAACTTGTCTTCCGGCTTCCGTGAAGGTGTCGTGTTAAGTGCCTTTGCAATATCAGCCATCGGGCCTCCACCCTTTGCCAAATCATCGAGAGCCCCAGATGTTCCTCCCGTCATTCTCTTGGCCGCTCGTTCTTCCATCGTTCCAGGTCTTCCACCGGGAACATCATCAACATAGACCCCAGACGCCGACATCATCCTTGTCGCTTCCACGCCCATTAATGATTGTTGTGATCCAACCTGCTGACGTGCCCCGAAATTCTCGCGAAGTCCTCCAAAGACAGATCCCAACATCCTATCCATCATGTCCTTCTGAACACCCATTTCCTTGCGACGAAGTCCCAATGTCTTTTTGGCGACTTCCGCATTTGCTTTAAACAGAGCCAACCCGGCATTTGATTGTTCAGTACTGCCCTGTGCCGCAGCATCAAAAGCCTTCTGAATTTCGTCACGAGCTTCCTTGGCAGCATCAAGCTGTTGTTTTGCAACTCCAACATTCAACTGCTGTAACGCGGCAATCGAAGCGAATGAACCACCAAAATCTGAAGCAAATGACATTGCATCATCAATCAGTCCTTGCTGAACATCCAATTCCTGTTCTTTCAACTCTTTAGACTTTCTGGCCAACTCAACAACATTTCTCTTAAATTTTGTTTCTTTTGCGGCATACAATGTGCGAGTCTTCGCATCTAATGTGGCGGTCAATTCTGCCCTAGTCTTCTCAGCTATTGCATTCGCCTCCTCATTTGAAGATCCACCAGATAATGCCTTATTCCGAGCCAACTCAGTTTGTATTCCAATTTTTCCTCTTTCAGCCGCATCTTCCATTGAAATAATTTTCTTTTCCGCTTCCAGTCTCTTCATCGCGGCATCTTTCCCAATCTCAAAACTTTCCTTCGCAGCTTTCCCTAAATCACCGGCATATTCCGCAGACTCCAATAATGCTGCTGACAGTTCGTCCATATTCTTAAGATAAACTCCAGATAAGTCCCCTTCAAATTTCTGGAGAGATGCCTCTATCGGTTCTCCGATTTTCTCAATGGTCGAAGCAGTATCATCTGCGGCCTTCTTTATTTTGGCCCTCTGTTCTTCCAATCTCGAAAGGTTGCCCTTCTGTAAATCCAACCCAGTCTTTCCCGCATCAATGCTGCTCTTTTCCGCCTCTTTACCCTTTCCCTCTGGCATCGAGCTCAATTTTGCCTCACGCTCTTTCAAGTGGAGAGCCTCCTCGGCACTTTTAATTATTCCCTTTTGAATAACTATAGCCTCATCAGTCTTTTTTAAATAATCATCGTAATGTCCAAGCTCGTCATTTTTCAGCTTGATCTGCATAGAATCCAACTTCGAACGAGCTTCTGCACCCGACCCTAATAATCCTGATAATGTCACCTCTTGTTCTTGTGCGGTGACTTGACGCTCCTGTTCTTTAATCTCACTTTCCATGCTCTGCCATGCTTTTTCTCTCAACGCAATAATCCCATCAGACATCTCTATCATCTTCCTTACAGACTCAAGCTCTACCTGCATCTGTGTCGTCTTCCCATCTTCTGCTGTAACAACTGCCTTATATAAAGAAGCACTCTTACTCGCCACGTCCTGTTGAACAGATAATCCGGCAACTTGTCCCGAAATGTTTTTTGATTCTTCTAATCCTTCCTGTAATTTTTTAATAGTCCCCGGCCACTTTTTACCAACGATGTCAACAATCTCATCTAAACTGCCGTCTGTGGCCTGAATTGCCTCAACAACCTGATTTGCGTCCGAATCAGACAATGTCTTATCAGCCGCCATGATCTGCTTTTTCAAGTTATCCGTTAATTCGTAGACATTCTTTCCGATTTCAGCGGCGGCATCACTCGACTCCTTCGCCTTATTTATAATCGAAGAGTGATTTTCAGCAGGGGCCTTGTCCTCTTCCTTGACACGCTTGTTTTCAGCATCTGCCGCTTTCTTGTCTTCCGCAGCCACCTTATCCTGAATAGATTGTTCCCTTTTCGCCTCTGATAATTGTTTTGCAGTACCAATTTGAAATAACTCAGCCCTCTTGTCATTCAAAGCATCTATTTGCGTCTTCAGGTCATTCTGCTTTTTGTCCGCCTCATCAAATTTCTTCTTCGCATCGGAAGTATCAACCTTACCACCCTTTTGAGATTTCAGAAGTTCGTCTAATGACTCACTCATCGCCTTCTGTTTTTCCTTGGCAATAACCAGTTCCTTCTCCTGATTTAAAACCCTGGCCTCTGCCGTTGTCGTCTCATTCAAAATTGCGTCTTGTTGACCAATTTCCCTGTTAATGTCTTCCATCTCTTTTGTGTGATCACCCATCAAAGTCTTGTCAACTTTCGGTCCCATCAATTTCCCGACTTCTGCCTTCTTCTTCAATAACATTTTTTTACGAGCTTTAGCCGTATTAACTTCTTCCGATGCCGCCAACTCAGAACTCAGTTTTTTAGAAGCTGCAAGTTGAGCCTCAGCCGTTTTGACCTCTTCTGTTACCTTGTCTTTACCAAGTTGCTTCTGCAAATTTAGAATTTCATCCGAAAATCCTTTTTCAGATTCCACACGTTTCTTGGCCAATTCCTCTTCCATTTGCTGGACTGCCAATGCCGCCTTCTCATTTGCCTTTGCCGCCTCACCATATTCTGTTTCTGCCGCTCCTAAGACTTCTTTCTCTTTTGCCTCTTTATCCTTCTTTGATAAAGAACCTGCTCCCGTTCCGTAGTCTAACATCGCCCCCTTGGTTTGCTTCTTCAATCCTGCTTGAATCAGAGCAGGAGCATTGTAAATCTCCCGAATAACATCTTCCATTGCACTTGCAAAATCCCTGGTGGCACTAAGTTCAATCTCGTTTATTTTCTTTAAAGCACTCTCTCTCTCATTTGCTCCCATGTCCTTGTTTGCCATTACCGCCGCACGTTGCTTCGTTGTGATCTTCCTCATCGTCTCATACATCTTCGCGGCTGCCTCTTTACTGGAATTAATAGCCGTATCAAAACCAGCCATAGATCCTCCCAGTTTTGAAAGATTCCCAAGCTGTAAATTAGCAACCGTCTTATCTAATTCTAAAAGTTTGAATTTAGCACTTTCAGACGCCGCTTTCAATTGTGCTAGAGCTTGTTGTAAAGCCATCCCAGATTTAACCATCCGAGCATTCTCACTCTCCATCATCATGTCATACTCTATAGCCGCCTTACTCATCGGCTTTACGATCTTCTCAGGGGCTGAGAATAAACTCGCCCCCAACATCTTAAACGAATTCCACAAATTTTTGGCTTCAAATGCTAATCCGACCACACTTCCGATAACTGCTCCGATAGCCGTTCCAAGTCCAGGAATAACAGAACCGAGTTCCGCTCCCATAAGTGCAAACCCCGCTATACTCGCCGCACTCTTTCCAATTCCTGCCGCTGCCTGTCCCGCCTTATTCCCAACCTTCTCACAATGATCTGCCAATGCTCCGAAACCAAGTTCCAATCCAACCGTCAAAAGCCCAAGCCCTGTAACAGCCTTCGTCAGTTTCCCCAAAGCCATCGAAGTCTTCAATGCTGTGGTCGCAACCTTTGCCGCTCCTTTCGCCGCCCCCTTCTTAGCAGCTTCCTTCGCAGCAGCAGCCGCAGTCTTTTCAGCAGCCTTCTTCTCAGCAGCCTTCGCCGCTCCTTTCGCCGCTCCTTTCTCTGCTGTCTTTTCTGCCGTATCCGCCGCTCCCCGGCCAGCCCCTCCTCGGCCTCCACGACCTCTTCCTCGACCTCTCCCGCCTCCTACTGCTGATCCTGCGGCCTGAACTTTTGCTGCACCCCAAATCGCCGCCTCTAATTTGGCAGTATTCTCATCCCTATTGAAAAGATTCGCGATATGTTGCTGACCACCCAGAGTCTTTATTACTCCGAACAAAGCTATCCCGCTGAAAACTGCCGTAAGAAGTTTTGCTCCACCCTCTGCAATTGCCGCAATTTGTGGCCCAAAAGTTGGATACAACTGATTTGTTAAAAAATCTTCAATACCTTCAACCGCCGCTGCCGTGTCCTGAGCACTCTTAGCCATATCCGCCCCAGGCTTCTTATCCTGTTTCCCTCCCATTAATCCCGCAGACTGCATATCAACGACAACATCCATCTTGCCAGATTCTGCCAGAGCAAAGATCGCCGCAGTCTTATCATCCAGACTCGAAGTAATCTTCAAGTCCGTGTCAACAGTCGGAATCTCTTTTAACAACTCAACATACTTCTTCAATCTTCCCGTCTGATCTCCTCCGAATGTCTCTGTCAATGCCTTGGAAACCCTCATAATCTCAGAAGTGGATATTCCAAGTTCATTTACACCCTCTTTGACAACCTCAAAGAATTTTTCGGCCTGCTCCCTTGTCAGACCGAGCTGTTTCCTCATATCATCCAGTCCACCCTTACTCATACCCAAAATTGTCTCTTCAAGAGCTGAAGTCTCTGTCTTGTATTTCGCGAGACTTACAGCGGAATCAGCATACTTCCCTGCGAGATCTCCAATCTTGTTCGCCAGGTAAGCACCCGCAACACCAGCCGCCAACATCCCTGTCGCACTTGCTCCCAATCCATCTGCGAACTTCTTAAATTCTACTCCTCCTCCTGCCATTGTTTTAGCAAACAAGTCTCCAATTGATTTCGCCGACTTGTTCATGGCATTTTCAAGCCGACTCAATTCTGAAGTCATCTCCTCGGCACCGACCTTGGCTTGTTCCATAGACCTATCAATCGCTTCTCCGATTTCCGGTGCTTCCTTGACTAATTCCGCTATAGCCTTAGTCATTACCCCATTGTCATTTTTTACTTGTCTTTGAAATTTAAACCAAGCCAATCGAGCCTTCGCTGGTCCATACTCCATCTTATCCAGATATTCTTGTAGTTTTTCCTGACCTGCAATCTTAACGGAAATAGTAACAATCTGATCTTTTTTAGCACCAGTCTTGTCAAACTCGTCTTGCATTTTCTCAAGTTGTCCCTTGGCAGAATACATCGAAGAAGCCATCTTCCGGGACAATGTCTCCGAGTAGCTTTTAATCATTTCCTTGGCCAACATATACCCAGACTTCTTCGATTTCTGCTTCACCTGGGATGGTGTTCCAATTGTTGCCACCGTCATCGGTGACATATTTGGAGTCATTTTAGCCGGTGGAATCTTAGGCGGTGTTTTTGGAAGCATTGGTCCAACGAATGATTTTCCTGCCCCTGTCCCTCCCCCTTTCCCCAGATCTATCGAGACGCCTTTCGCCAGTTCCTGCACTCTCTGTTCAAAATCATCGAACTCCTTCAATCCTCCAATTACGATGTTTATTGGAACAGATGAAGCCGAGATGCCTTTGAGTTTTGATTCCAAACCACCAATACTTGAAACAAGACCAGCGATATTCCTCTCCGCATTCGACATATCAGATGAGAAAATGGTGGCTTCTGAAGATAAAGCCTTAAACCCTGCCGCTGCATCCCGTGATCCTACCCCGAGTGATCCCAGGGAAGTCGCCGCTGACTTAGCAACGACATCAACAGCCTTAAGCCCTCTGGTTGCCGACACCCCAGAGTGACCAAATAAAGATAAAGCCTTTGAGGACGATGCCGTAGCCTTCTCAAATTTCTCCGTGACATTAAGGGCAGCTTCCTGCCTTTCAGTCATTTTCGCAAACGCCTTATCAACGCCTTCAGCAGTCTCGATTAATCCTTCGAGACGCTTCTTAACGTCGTCAGCTCCGTTCGCTACTTCTTTGGAGAGATCATCAAATTCCCAGGGCATCGTTACCTCCTAATTACGACAACAGGATATCTTTTTCGAATCCTGTCAACACAACATCCACCAACGAAGGAGACAAGGCATATACCATCGCCAAAGACTCCTCCGATAATGACCCATTCGGATCAAACATCAGGTCAACCTTCTTACCTTCCTCATCCGTCATATTCCAGTCCTTTAAATGCCAAACCAATAAGAAGTTACGAAGGTTCAGTCTATCAACAATCACCTGCTGAGCCTCGCGACTATACTTTCCACTCCGTTGCCGGTAAGTGGTCATGTCCTCGTAATTCGGAATCGAAAACTCGAAATTCAATTCTGTATGGACCATAAACGGAAAATCTTCTTCAAATTTAATTCCCAGTCCAGACTTCGAGATGCTGACGATCCGACCATCTTCCCTGCTCGATAAAATATCCAGTGAGACTGTTTGTCGAGCTGTCTTCTTGACGAAGAATGATGGTTTGGCATAAGTCTTGGCCTTCGACTCTTTAGCCTTCTCCGCCTCAATCACCATTGCCTCTGTATTTTGAGCCATATCCTTCACTCCACCACGTTTCTCCGCATCCGGATCAACGACCGCCATCGGCACAACTTCTTCAACCTTTTCAACATCCTTCTCTACCTTGTCCCCGTTATTCATATTTTATTATCCTTCCCTCTCATGATATCACGAGAGAATTTGAGATACCCGTATCCGAACTTGTCTCGAATGTATAGTTATACGAACCAACATCCGTTACTCCACCAAAGGAGAATCCATGGCCCACTGTATTGCCCGTTAAAGTAAAAGATTGTGTTCCAATCGTTATCGCTGACGGCCCTGACAACTCATCATACGATGTGACAGACAAAGTATAACTTACTCCCCCAACCTTAATATAGGCCGGCTCCATCCCTGCCTCATTACAATAAGCCAGCCTTGCCTCCTGACTCATCGTCAGATTCCAATCCTTCAAATTGTCAGATAACCCTGTTCCCGTGTACCAGTATCCCAACAAAGTTGAACTGTCTCTAATAAATGCCGCCGTACTTGTTCCGGAAATTATCGTTTTTTTAGATAGAAATCCGACTTGTGCTGTTACTAATCCCCCCGCCGTCCCAGCAAGAGTCAAAGATGTTACCTTGCATTTCTCCATCTTATAGGCACTATTACCATCATTGATCTCTACATCGAACTCGTAATATCTCTTCAACATCGCATTCCTTGTGAAAATCCCCATAGATCCCATAGTAACGTCGAAATTTATTGATCCACTATAGGCATTCGTCCCATCTGAATGCATTACCCTGCCAGCCATCGTCAACGAAGGAGGGGTGTCATACATATTCAAATATGAAACAGTCGTTGCGAAATCCAATGATCCTCCAGTAATCAATACTTGCGTCCCGGCGATAAAACCGGCACCACCATATCCTAACATCCTTTTCGTGCTCATCCTGACCCCGGCAATGGTATCTTAACCCCACGACTCGCTTTCGAACGCCCTCCAGCCCCAACAATCTTCGTGTTTCCCCCTCCGCCTCCCTTTGGACCATTCTGGACCCTAAGAGAGTCACTCTCCTTGGCAATCATAATCTTCAACAATAGGAAATCCTTGTAAGCCATTTTGGGCAACTGTTCCTTCGTAATCCCAAACTTCTCGGAGAAGTTCCCCAGGGTGCAAAACAAACTTACTGCCTCACAAGCATCTGTTACTCCATGCCCGTTCTTCGAGAATAAAATGGCACACTGTCTGGCGATCTTATGTTCTTCATCCTCAGAAACCTCAACTGACTCTTCAAACTTCCTCACAAATGCGTCCAACAAAGGTGCCGGAACATTTGACACCCTCTTGTAACATCCTGCTGTCATCCACCCCGAATTATCCCGCTCAATCGGAATATCAAGACTCCAAGACAAGAGATTCCTTTTTATCAAAAGCCTCTTATATTCATTGATATCCGTAGTTTTCACCATCACATCATCTCCGCCAATTCTTTCACCGATTTTAACTTCCATCGATGTAGCCTTATCAAGAATATGATTGTCTCCAAATGTCATCGTCGCGAAAACAGCCGTCTCTTCCTGTTTCCCTTCCGCATCCGGCAAACAGAACCCGAGATGCCAGGAGGTCTTGATCTTGACCTTAATATGGTCAGGATCAAATAACTCCTCACATTCCTTACGAGCAATTTGTTCAGCCGTTGAACTCATAAACCTTATTCATCTCCTCAATGATAAACGCAGAAATGTTGGGCTGAAGACTAATAAACGCTTTCCATCCCTCGTCCGTCATTACCCCATTAACATGCTGAATCCGAAGTCTTGGATTGTCCTTGTCGAATGTCCAAGACACCATCAATCTTTGGATCTTGAACCGATTCAAATTATCATTATCAATCATATGGACACGTTTCGTCACATCATAACTGGTTGCCATTTTCCTCATCTCTATCATCTCGTCATATGACCACATCCTGAATATGATATGATTTGTATCAATCCCCTTACCTGGTCCATTCATGATGATCCAGCGACCTTCCTTCTCCCTGACATTAATCGTCACCGTAAAAATGATATCAGGAGTGATCTCATACTTTCCCGGCTTCATCAATTTCTCATCAACCCGAGGTCCTAACACTTCGACTGGTCGAATCATCTCTTTTTTTGCTTCAACAGTGGCCATAATCTATATCTCCAAATAAAAAAGCGTAATTCTTCCGAAATGTCCAACAGGACACGAGAGAATTTACGCTTATTCTTGACATTGTATTTTAATCATATTGCCAGAGTCATCCCCGAGTTATCTCAACCTACATCATACGCATTCACCACGACTTTAATTGGAGTCAGGGAATTACCCTGTGCGACATCATCTGAAGAAGACTGCACCTCTGCCTTCAACAATGTAATACTACCAGCCCCAATCGTAACCGTCAAATCCCCAGGAGAATCGTCCATCTCTCCTCCATAAATATACGAACCCGTCAGCGTCGCAGTAACCGGGCCAACCCCATAATATGCCGGTGCCTGCGGACCAATAGCCTTGTTGCACGCAAAAAACTTTACCACATCCTGAGCGAAATCAATAGACCATTCTATAAATTTATAAGATCCAATACTTGTATTCCAATATGGAATTGGAACAAGTCCCAAGCCCCCTGTCAATCCTGCTGACCTTACTGTGTCTGTTCCATAGGTATAAGTCGTCCTATCCATAGCCACAAACCCAACTGTCCCAGTTACCAAAGATGCTTCCGATGTTGTTAAATTTATGGAATTCCAATACGCACCAGAGAATGTCTGCTCATTATTTGTCCTGGATGAAAAAGTTATGGACATCGGGTCATCCCGACTCGTCACAATCTTTGCTTTTAATACTGAGAAAACACCATCTGTCAACTCGAATTCACAACTTCCATCCCAGGCTGTCCAATCATCAATGTGCGGAGACCCAACACCCATCACTCCTGCCCCGGTAATCTTTCCACCATACCCACCTGAAGAATCAATTCTCTGTATCCCCTTTGAAGCAGACGCCCCTGTTCCAAGAGTCCATACTCCTCCCACCTTTACATATCCCTCATAACCTATAGACATATTTCAAACCATTGTAAAAGGGGCCGTCGCTGCTCCCCCTTGTTGTGACGAAAGTCCCTTAAAACCAAATGCCCGGCTAACAATTGCGTCACCACCAGACAAATCATTCCCATCACTTTCTATAATCGCCGCCGAAAGTTTTAAAGTGACTGGAGATACCGTTCCAACTGTAATCGTCAAAGATGTGTTTGCGGCAGTTGCCCCAGACGGAATCCCACCAACTCCATTCACATTAAACATCGAAACATTGGCTGTCGCTTCCATCTCTCCAACCAAAACAGCTATCGGTCCCATTGTCCCTGTGCATCCATACACAACCACGGGATTCTGCGAGACATCAACACTCCAATCAACAGCAACTGATCCCGAAAATGGATCTCCGCCTCCTGTGCCTCCCACAACCGACACTTCCGTTTGCCAATAGGGAATAGGCTTGTAAGCCGGGTATAGATTTGCACCAGCACTATTCGCAATATAACCCGTTCCTGCCCCTTCTGTTCTTCCTAATCCCAAAACTCCACAAGAACAAGTCGCCATTGAACCTTCAGATGTTGAAAAATTGGCCGAAGAATTCCAAGCCCCGGTTAATGCTCCAGCAGTAAAGGTATAAATTGTACTTCCGTCCGGTGAAATGATGATCGTCTTGGAATTTGCCCTACCTGTGGTTATCCAACCCTTGAGAAATGTCATTATGTCGGTAACCAATTCAAAATCAATTGATCCTTCGTAACGAATGACATCGTCAGCGTAGAAAGCCGGTCCAGCATCCATCCAACCTGCTCCGTGAACCGCATTCGAATAGATCGGGGCAACGACCTCATTCACACTCGCGTTGGTAGCAAGGGTCATCACTCCTCCGAGCTTCACATACCCCATGTAACCAATACTCATAATGCCACCCTTCTAATGTTACCCTCCATAAAGGGTTCACCCCCGGAACTGTTTCCAGTCCCGAGGGCATCTATCCTCATCGTCGGATTAGGTCCCTGCGGCTGGCAGAGCACCCGTGTAATCCGAGATGATACAAGGAGGAAGTGTCGTCGAACTTGAACAACGACCACCAAGCCCCTTGATCGTGAAGGCACGATTCGTGACATTATCAGCACCCGTGATGCTGTAATCATCACTCTCAATAACCGCTGCCGGCACTTCAATATATACCGACCCCGGTGACGAAGACGGCTTCGCAATCTGAATCTGGAACCAGGTGTTCTCCGCATATGCGTAAGGCGAAGTAATCGTTCCCGTTCCCGCAGGTCCAAGAATCGGATCGAACACTCCATTCGGATGATAGAGTGTGACGCTTCCACCAACGGCCATCGGTCCCATCAACACAGCACGAGGCAAACGGCTGCCAGAACAAGTGTAGAGGATCTTCTCGTTGTTGGTGATGTCAATACTCCACTCAACCGTCTCCGTGCCAGCCTGGGGCAACGTAACCGATCCAAACGGTCCCGGATAAGAACCGACACCCAACTGGGCGTTCGTCTTCCAGAACGGGATCGGGTCCACATTTCCACCTGACGGGTTTAACGGGTTTGTGACGGCAAGAGTCGCACAATCCGAGGCGATTACACCAAGATCCTGCTTGATGTAAGAATAGTTCGAGAAGTTCGAACCACCCGCCGGGTCAGACTCCGTTCTGAAAATCGCCACAACTCCTAATGAACAGGTCACAAACGAACCTTCCGATGTGGAGAAGTTCGCAGACCGGCACCACGATCCATGCGTATCGTAGTTGGCATTGTAAGCACCTGTCGTCAGATACTTGTAAACGTGAGATCCATCTGGACTGATTTCAAGTGACCGGGGATACGCCCTGGACGCCACAATGAAACTGGCCATATAGTCCCAGAATCCACCGCCTGAACCCATCTGAAGTTCAATGTCGATGTTCCCTTCGTAACGCAGAGCATTGTCAGCATAGTGAGCCGCATCAGCCGCATTATACCAACCCGCACCCCACACAGCAGTCGAATAAATCGGCTCCAGAACGAGGTTGACACTTGCTCCTGTAGCAAGCATGACAAGCGGACCGGTACTCGGACCAGTCGTGTAAAACTTCGCATAACCCTGATAACCCATACCCATATTAGTATCCTCCTTCTTACATCACAATCTGTCGTTCTTTTTTGTTCATTACCTTCATATCATCTCCGACCGTTCCCGTAGATCCCGATGGCTTGAAAATCGCCGCAGTCACATCCAGGAACCTGTCAGCCGAAGTCCCTACCGGGATCTCGGTTCCTGGGGCCGACCCTCCAGGTATCGTCACATCGATAGTCGTCGGATTGTTGCTTACATTCTTAACTGATAAACGAACTTCCAAATTCGTTGATCCCATCGAAGTCACCACAATCTTTAATTGCGTCGCCGCATAAAAAACTCCATTCGCCGGATTCATCCCACTTCCATTGCCATAATTCACTCCGTCCGTGAATGTCAACACCGGCCCCGATCCCACCTGCAACCTCGCAAACTGATCCGCACTCTCCGAAAACACATTGTTCGCCAGCATATAGTAGTTATTTGTCACCGCAAACAACTGGGCAAAAAAATCACTTACCCTCACATTGTTCGAAGCCAAATATCCATCCCATCCACCCACCTGCAACGGAACCCCTGAACTGTCCAACCTATTGAAGTGAGCATTCATTCCACCAACAATATTCGGCAAACGAGTCCCGTTCTTCACCATAAACCCAACCAACATATCCATGTCCACATCGTGATAAGGCGAGTCACACGGAATTTCAACATCCGCATCCTCTGTCTCAGACACGATATCGAAATAAAATCCATTACCTTCTTGCTGAACAACCGCACAAACATCTATAAACTTACCGAACTGATACGCTGCCCGGTCAGCCACTTGCAATAAAACCGATGTGTTAATTAGTGGCATTTTTCAAATCTCTCAAATAACCTTCAACGTTCCTCTTGATTTCCTTCAAAACATCAGTTGTCTCTCCAGACCACCCCTTCACCTTTAAAACAACATCCGTCACATTCTGAATTGCTTCTCTCGGATCAATTCCACCTTTTTGCAGTTCAATCTCGATCTTATTGATCTCCTGCACTCCTGCTCGAATCATCGCCAATTTCCTCGCTACCGAGGCCATATCACGAATCGTCCCCAACCTAACGTAAGGCGGCACTTGTTTGTCTTGCAACCAATCCTGCGACATTTTCAAAAGCCTCCATATCTGCGATAAAGATGTCCAATCCTTCCAACATCACGATGAGTTCCTGCCGACCCTCTTCCGCATCATTGTAAATATCTAAGACTCTGACGGCTCGACGATTGGCCTGATATGGTATCTCTCCATTCCTGACCAGCCTGTCCAAAGCTGCCCTTAAAATCTCGCCGTTTGTCTTCACACAGTCTCCTATCTTTAGGATGAATATCAAATAATAATTACGCCTGGACCACATTCGGACGAATGACCGTTGGAGTGCTATAACTGTTCACCTTCCACTTCGCTTCCGGATAAGTCTCATTTATCGTCGCAAACCAATTAAACTCAGCCTTCCTGATTGAACCCTCTTTTGACGCTGAATAATTCGCACTATCCACCAAACTGTCCAAAATGAAGGTTTGAACCAATCCCCCAGTCAAATCCCACTTTGTCTCATTAATCACCGGTAATTGAAGATTCTCTGGACTCGTCATAATCTCCGCTATCGCTGTCCCCAGGGTGCAAACATACTCCACTCCAAACTTCTCATTATCCACCTTTATCGTCAAAGTGCATCGAAATTGATACCGTGGCCTCTGTGCCCGAGTCGTCGCCCATGAATTCGGCACATCCCCTGGCTCAATCTCAAATACCGGATAAGCATCTGCCGGGATCACCTTTCGCATCCCAGGCAATACCATCAACTTACGATTACCCTCATAAGCTCTCACAACCTGATTGATCTGTTGTGCATTCCGATCAAGCAAGTTTACGAGTGTGGAAATTATGTTTGATGGATTGGTATACATTTTCTACAGATTTTTCTTCAGTTTTTGTCAAGAATCTCTATTTTGACCTTGATGTCGGTTTTCCGACCTATCTTTCCCAGCATCTCTTTCATCCCGGCCACAATCCCATCCATGGCCTCGTGATCCGTGAAACCGATAGTTATCTCCATCACCTTGTCATCATCCCTCCTGGATACAAATGACTCAATCTCCTCATTCTTCCTCAAAGTGGATACAAATCTTTGAATGTCGAAATGAACGGCATTGAGATCCCTTTCCTCCATATCCGGGGTTCTTGTGAAAGTGACCCGAATCCGTGGCATAAGTTCTGAGGCTATTTGCATAAGATCTCTTGCTATCCTATTCATATTTTATCCTTATGATGGTCTTTCTGAGAATGCCGAAGGCTGCCACCCAGGAGGCATCGTCCTCGAAATATTACTCTTCCGTCTTTGACCTGGAATCCGATGTGTAGGCCGGCTCATCTCGTAAACCTGCATTCTGGCATCTGACACCATCTGTGTCGCCTGTTCCGTCAGGTTTGCCTCAAGCTGTTGAAATTCATTTACCAGAAGCTGTCCGGCCGTCCAATACCTTGCCGCCCTCCTCACATCCCCAGGAAATACCCGAATCTGTGCCCCGGCCCCGACATACGGAGATCCAACAACAGCCACCGCCGTTGCCAAATACGAAAGTAAATACCCGGAAACCGATGGAGCTGATGACAAATGAACCGTAAACCCATCTGCCGAGATCGTACTTGCATCCACCGTTGCAAAAATATTGTTTCCACCAGAAGGCATTGAAACCGACACAATGACCGAAGTAGGTATAAAAGCCCAATTTGCCCCAGAAAGCGTCCCAACCAGAGAACCTATCCCAAGAGTTATGTTCCCGCTTACTGACCCGCCTGCGGTCGCTGGGACCACGCCTGAAGTCGCCTGGATCATATTGTACGCCCGAATAGGAACCTGATAGGTATCCTGAAGTAACGCATCCATGTCCCGGTCAATCATCTCCTGATAATGATTCACCATTGTCTGCGTTACCCGAGCCATCTTACCTTCACCAATATTCAATACCCGGAGAACCTCTTGGATGTCCTGCCAATCCCCTGAATAATATTGCTCACCGGTAACTGGAGAAATATCTGCCATATTAAACCCCTTTTGATCCTCTCATACGCCGTGCCGCTCTAATCCCCAAAACACCATCAGCAATCTTTTCAACATGCACATCCGGGATACTTCCCCGAATCCTTCTAAAAACATCCGGACGATCTTCTGCACCACATCGCACCACCACATCGTAACCTTGACCGAGAGGATGATGAACCCCATCCGAGACAACAAACCCATCACGCATGACAGTTGCGACTTCCCGACGAATCTCCTGGATCAATGCCGCTGAAACAATCAACTGCCCTATTTCTGCTATCTCTCTCGAATAGTCCATAACACCTCATGTATCGTAGATGACATAAAACATCTTCACATTCCCAGTATTCGCCCGGCCATATATCTCTGTGGTTCCCATAAACATCGGTCCACTCTGTTGCCCCGCTTGCAACTTCAAGAAAGGATAGAATGTTCCAGCCACCTGTATCCCGATTTCAATATAATTAGCCGAATCAAGATTTGAGAAAGCCGCTAAACCTGGCACCACAACCCCTCCCAGTGACACAATGTCCCCCTGTGAGGATGCCGCCAATAATGTCTGAACATTACGAACCAATCGGGCATTTGCCTGATTAGTAGTCAATCCGGAAGGACTATAAGAATCCACCAAAGGTCCATTTGCCAGAGATAATGCGAAATTATATTTGATCTCATTAGCCATAAATCACCTCACATCATTTTGTTCGGCTTCCACCCTCTTAATTTCCCGGAGATGAACTGAGTCCCATTCCCACCACCTGATCCAAATCCTCGAATAGAACTGAAATAAATACCCGTTGGCGGTGCCAAATAATTCCCCGTCTTGAACTTCGGATTCTCCATCGCCTTGTTCGCCCTCTCCTCGGCATTCTGCTTCAAAGTCGTAAGCTGTCCGGCAATGTCATTCCCACCACCATCCATCTCATTCGGCCCAATTGCAAATACCAGTCTGTATCTCCAAAGATCATAATCCAGAAGGAGCTTCTCCATACACATCGCAAAGGCCAAATCAACAATCACACCTTCCCAATTCGTCGGTGCTGAATCAATCGTATAACTCGTTGGAGGCCCAACTGCTGTCATATTGACGACCGAAATCGCTGCCGTCAGAAGCCCTTCCAATAACGGCTGAGAGAAGTAATCAAACACATAAGTCGCTTCAACCATATCTCTCGATACCCTCTGCCCGTCAATATCCGGCACTCCGGCCTGAAAAGTTCCATAGGTGTAATCAATATTCTGAACCTCAGTCCCCAGGTCCAACATCATTCCATTCTTCCGGATAATGATCCTCTCTCCCTGTAACCATCTCCCGAAAACTGTAAACCAGGTCATTCTATCCGACTTCAATTCACAAGGTTCATCATTGATATGAATCTGCCTGAAACTCATCAACCGGGGTGTCATCAGGTCATCCACAAGATGACTGAACTTCGGTGTCGAACCGATGCCTGTCGCAATATAAGTGCCTGGATAAACGCTCATTATTAACTCCTAAGAAACATACGCCACAAGATCATAACGATCTAATGGATCTTCAATTGAACCTGCCCCAGCCGCCGTGACAATCCCATACAAAATGGTCGGCCGCCCCTTGTCATTTATAAAATCAACCTTGAATTTCCAAGTCTTGCTTGTTGGAACATTATCCCGGTTATGATCATACTGGGAACCTTCCATCGTCCAGTCAATACTGGCATCAGTCAAAGCCTTCCAGATGACTCCCACGGCTTCCCAAGAGTTGTCCTTGAAGAATCCCTTGGTATGAGGCGATAAGATGTTGTTGACCGTCCTGGCCGCCTTCACCCGATTCATTCCATTCAAGGCATCCATTTCCCTGAATCCCCCAGCGATCCTCTCGACAATTGTTGCAAATCTGTTCATGTTATGCTGCCACCTTCCATCCTTTTACAAATTCCCTCTTACCCCGAACCATCTGACTTACCATTCCAGCAGACAGCTCGAATCTTAAAATAAAATCAAACCTTGTCCCCGAAAACTGCTCTCCCGTATCTTTCCGACAGAAAGATCGTAATGTCGAATCAAACTTCGGATTATTCTGAGCAGAATTATTATGTTTTCCCTTTCCAGACAAACTCTGCCTTTTCTTCGTTTCCTCACTCCTTGTTTGTCCCGTTAAAGTGTTAGATATTCTTCCCCTGACTTCCTCACTATGTCTTCTACTTTTTGAAAAATTCCCAATCTTCTCTCGCGTTGCTTGACTATATTCCCTTCCCACCATCGCTTGACCTATTTTACGACGATGTTCTTCTGAAAAGACCCTTCCTTTTAATTTCATACGAATCTTCTCAATAGACTCAGCACTTGGTCTTCCCCCATCCGATGCGTAATTGAGATTGTAATATCCCCCAGGATTTAAGGCACACTGATCCAGATATTTTTGTTCTACCTCATGAAGTCTACCCTCTTCGACTTCCTCAACAATCTTTATCTCAAAAGCATCTCTTCCATAAAGATGCCAGGCATTAATCAAGTGAGAATTGTGATGACTCCTATTTTTCAATTCTCTTTGATGCTGAGGCCATCTAGTTCCAAGAATATCCTTTGAACTTCCGACATAACGTCTGCCAGTCACTTTGTTTACGATTTCATATATACCACAAATTTTCATCAGTGACCTTCTCCAATTGGAGTCTCATACTTCGATTTTCCATCCCATTTTGATGCCGTTGAATAAGAATTAATCCTGATCCTGTCACCTGGTTTAACCAATTTAACCATCGGACTACCTATGAACTTGTCAACATCTGGTAAAACAGACGATCCGCCAGCATTCTTACTACCTATTTCCCTCACAATAACTGAACGATCTTTTGATTCAACAACTTGGAACCAGGAAATATTCGTCTGATCATATCCCCAACTTGAATATAAAATATCTCCCACCTCGAAAGCGTGCTTGAAGTCCTTACGTTCTTGTTGACGCTGTTGAATTTTATCCGTGTGACCTTTCCGTTCATCCACCGACTTCTTAATCGACTGATCCAACTGATTCCTGTCCCTGAACCGATAGTTCCATAGAGGTCTGTTGGCTTTCCCGGCGAATGCTACCCCGAACAACTTCCCATCCTTCTCCCAGATCCGAATGTCCAAATCCGTTCCTTCCGGGGTAACTTGTTCCACATCGACATCTTTCGGAACATAAAATCCACGATCAAGTGGGGCATTCCCCCAGGCTACATACATCGAAGCAACAACACCCTCTGCAATCTTTGATTCTTTTCTCATTTTCAACCTCACCTGATATTATATTCCGCTTGTTTCGTCTCCGGGTCAAATGTCTTCAAAGTATAGTTGGAATGATACCCCTGTAAAATCTTGACCAATGCCTTCGCCTGTCCAATATCTTTGGTCACAACCTTTACCTTAGCCGAAGTAACAAACCGAGATCCCCGATATTTCCCCAGACTGATTTCTACGGAGGTTACATCATACCCTCTATCCTTAAGGTCTTTTATCAAAGAATCCTGTAAAGAATCCCGAGCGGCTAATTCCAGTTTATCTTTGTAGTCTCGTGCTTTTTGACGGACAACAGAAAAGGCAGAACCAAAGATTGTGTCTCCGGCCTGCCCCTCTGCCACCATAAAGAAGGCCACACGAGCAGCCAACTTTTCTATTCTGTGTTTTCGTTCCATAATACCCGGTCCCCTCACTTATGTCCCGAGTATCAAAGAATCCTTACGCTAATCAAGTGAAGCACATCTCATCAACCAGCGTATCTTGCCCCCTTTGAAGCATTATCCTTTAACCATTTCGGCTGAAGATTATCCAAGGCCCAACATTTGTAAAACTCTTCATCGCCTGCTGCCTGGATCTTAAACCAACTTTTAGGCACAATGTGATCAATCTGCCATCCAGTGTCACCGCCGTAAGTATCCCATGTCATTCCTGGCTCAAATTTTGACTCAAGATGTTTAATCAACTGGCCTACAGACCACCCGACCAAATCCTGCCAATGCCGTCCATTTTTCTTTTTTGACTTATCTAAAACAAGTCTCAGCGTATACCAAACTTGAAATGACAATCTTCGAGATATCCTGGCCTCGGTCTTGGAAACATACCGTCGATGAGCCTCGCGAGCCAGAATACGCGATTCCGGTCTCTTCACATAATCTTTTGAAAATACCCGTTGCCGAGCATTCCGTCGTTCACGAAAGTCTTCATCTTGGTGATTACGATGATAAATAGATAGACTTGATTCTCGGCACTTCTCTGCATTGTCATGATAATATGCCTTTGAATGCTTTTTAACACATTCCCTGCACCAGTAAAACTTTCCGTCTTTGGCCTTACTGTCTTTCCCAAAACAATCTTCTTCCTTCTCTGTCCCACACTTTGTGCATCTTTTCATACCCGCCTCCTATTACAGAGGCAGATATAAAAGAATTGTTACATAAAGCACATCATATAGCACGAGGGGATCAAACTAATCATAATGAGAGTGAAGCACATACTCTTCAAACTGCGTAAATGATCCACGAAGACCCGAGCCTTGACCGTCCCAGATCCCCCGAAATACATCGCCTTGACTTTCGACAAGTCCCCTTCAGGAATGGAGAAAACGAAGACAATCTTCCTGCCCCCATCCGTTGTGCTCCCTTGCTCTGTCGTTTTCAAGGGAAAGTCAACAGAACAGAGAAAGGCTGAAAAATAAATGTCCGATGTGCGGTACAATTTCGAGGCGTTACTCATTGCGTTTGAACCATTTATGTCACTCATATCGCCACCGCCTTCAGTTGTTTTGATTCTACAAAATCGTTCCATTGCTGTTCTGTATTACCACCCCAACCAAACTTGGAATGAAACTCATTGTGACAATCGACACAAGATGTCGCTCCGTTGTCCACACTCAATCTTTGAGACTTATTATCTGCCCAGGAATTTTTATGATGAGCCACAAGATTACCACCCCGATCATCACCGCAGGCCAAACAAGTATAATGATCCCTTTTATAAACTCCTGCCCGCCACTGTCTTATTCCTGGAACCAGCCTTCTTTCTTGATTAAGTCTTCTTTCCTCATCAGTCAAATTGGGATTTGTCATTCTAATCCTCATCATATCTGACAAGAAACATCCACAAGACTTTGTTGCTCCAGAGAGTAAATTCCCAGACGCCGCTTTGTGAACATTCCCACAATCACATTTACAATACCATAAGACTCTTGAACCATTCTTAACGATCCGTGATTCTGCTTTCCCCGTGACCAATAATCGTCCGAATCTTTTTCCCACAAGATCAATGATCCTATCTTTACCAAGATTCCGAATTCTCAAGACCTTATCACAACCACAAGATATTGTATTTCCATCGACAAGAGAGTCAGACCTTACAGATAATTCATTTCCACAATCACACACGACATTCCACAGAACTCTACCATTTTTATGATCTGCTTTATCTCTCACTACTAATTTCCCAAATCGCTTTCTTCTTAAATCTGTGAAACCTTCAGAAGATTGTTTTCTTGCAATTTCAACTTGAAGACAGCCACAACTTTTTGACTCTCCAGATCTTAAAAAATGACCATAAACACTTTTTTCAGTACCACATAAACACTTGCAAATCCACTTTCTGTGCCCACTTTTCAATACAGAGTCCAACCTCAAGACTTTCCATCTTTCAAAGATTTTTCCTGTCAAATCTTGAGGTTTTGGACCCTTCTCTATCATTTTGCTTTGACCTCTTCCACTTTGCCACCACCATAATCCATGGCAACCAGGCGAACCGGGGCTTTCAACCCCTTCATTCGCTTACCAGCCGATTCATTTCGAGCCCGCATCTCTTCGCCAAAGGTGCTCTTTCTCGCAATCCCTGAAGTTGTCCTGCCATCTATCTTGACGGCAATACTCATCCCTTCATAGATCCGCTTCCCAACGCCCTTACATTTTGGACAAGGAGTCTCACGAGGTGCTTTACCTATCGTGAAACTCCCGTCAAACCTGTGTGAGCATTTCTTACACTGGTAGGGAAAGAACATCAGCCCTCTCCCGCCACCGCTGCCGGAACCACTTTCGCCGGACGACCACGTTTCGGTGCCGCCTTCTGCGAATTCATAATCATCGCTTCCATCCGGTCCATACGAGCCTTCAAGTCCGCATTCTCGGACTTCAGATTCGCGTTCTCAACCTGAGTCGCATCCGGAGCGTCAACAATCTCTGTCGCCTCTCCAGTAACTTCTACAGGTGCCGGGGTAGGATCTTCCTCTCCCAGGCCTGCCGTCTTACGACGAAGTTCAACCTCTTTCTTACGAGCCGCAGCCGAAGCCTCTGCATCACCCTTACGAGCATCTGCCTCTTCACGAGAAGGCAAGTGCTGTCCGGCATTCATGGAAATCGCATTCTTCCCACCAAAACCGGCACCGAGACTATCGTCCTTCACAATCTGCATCCGAGTCGCACCAGAAGCCTTCAGCCTTGCCCGTTCCGCAATGGAACCCAGGTCATTCTTACCCCGGAGACTCGCGATACGATCTTCGACTGATTCATCCCCACGAATGATTTCCATCCCGTGATTCTTTACGTGATTCCGTGCCTCTTCCTTCGCAGCCGCAGCTACTTTTGAAACCTGCGTAGCCCGGATGTCAATCTCTTCCGACAAGTCCTGGTCAGACTTTATAACCTGCATCTGCTGATCCGGTCGAAGCTGTTTCTGCTGGCTCACCACCGGCGGCATCACCGACCTCAGAACTTCTGCCCTGACTTGCGGCGTGAAAGGAATAACCCACGGATTTTCCGGGAAGCGTTCCGATTGCCGTTTGAGGACATCCAAGTCCCGAGTGTCATTGAATCGTCGTCCATCGATAATCAACCGGCCATTCACTTCATCCAGTTCGATCACCGCTCCTGCTCGGAAAGTTTCCTTACAGTGGCCAAAATGTAATTCTTTGACCGTTAATACCCATTTCTCATTTGCTGTTGGCATACCCAACCTCCATCCATTTATATGTTTCTAATACTATCGGTCCCAGACACCCAGAACCGCTTCCCGATAATTTACATCACCGGAAATTTCTCGTCAAGTCCAACACTATTTGGACTTTCCACTTCTCCTTTACCTCGGAGAATTTGGAACAGACAACATCTTCCTGATCGAAGCCAACTCACTCGCCACTACCGCATCAGTTTCAGGATTGCTGATGAACTGATTGATCTTTTGGATCACGGTACGAACATCTCTCACATTACACTGTCTGAACTTACCGAAACCATACACACTGATGACCTTCATTCTTCCATCATTATCAACGATCATCTTAAAGTATCTGGAATTCTCAAGAATCCCATTTTTCCATTCACCCTTGGGATCAAGAGATACCGTAACAATTATCGAAACACGAGCATCCCCACCAATCGTGCTTTTTCTTACAAACTTGACCGGAGCATGAATTCCAAGATATAATTCATCAATAAAAGAATCAACTGTTGTTATGTCAAATAACATACCACTCCCCGCTACAAACTCACTTGCCGAAGCCTCATCTATGACCAGCATCCTACCCTGGTGCTGCTCATCATGCAGCACGGGTAGGTTATTTTCCTCACGCTGATCTTCTCGTGATTCTCTTCGCATAACCCCTTACGGGATCGAAACGATAGAACCACTCGAACTTCCGAAACGAGGACCTGTTCCCATTCTCCGATTACCTGTCGCGGCAATCAAAGTATCGGTAAGCGTCTTCTCGACTGCCGTCATCGGGATCTTCTTCAAGTCACGGCCAGCAATCTCAACCAACTTCACAAGGACTGGAAGCGTCTCTGCATCCAGATTACCCTTGTAATCAGCATTGGCTGTCGTTGCCTTGTTCTGGAACTTGGTCTGCAACCAAGGACGTGAACCCGTCTGAGTCATCGGATTCCAGATCGTCTTAAGCCACACAATGATCGCGGCCTTCTCTGAATTCGTCGGATATGTCATGTGCATATTCCGAGAGATATTGACGACCCACTTCGAATACTGCCACCAGCTACCTGTTAATGAACCACTCATTTTATCATCTCCGTTTTCTTGCTCTTAGAAGGTCTCACAACGAGTCAACCTTCAGCGAAGTCCAACCACCAAGCCGTCTCCGCCAGCCTATTGAGCATTAGGCTATTACTGTCCTAAAAGAACACTCGCCCATGCCTGGGCTAACTTCTGAACCGTGTCAGAAGGCCGAAGATCAATCCCGTAGACCTTCAACTGATGACTCTTCGCAGGACCAAGCCGTGCCAGGAGCTTATCAGCCAAGTTCGAAACAGCATCTTTCTCCACACCAGGCAAATCCCCAAAATCAGCTTTGACCTCAAGAGCCGAAAGCTCTTTTGAAATCGCAACCATTTCTTTCGCCAATGTCACATCATTCATAGAGAGATCCTCCAAAACCAGAATGATTATTTCCGGCCCTGAGTCTCACTCAAGAAACGATTCGGAACATCACTTGCCGGCATCACAACACCAGCACTCTTACCAAGGCTTCCAACAGCCGTACCGTGGGCTGTCTTCGCCGCTGCTCCGTTCTGCTTCACAATCACACGAGTCTTGGCATCTTCAAATACCGGAATACCACCACCAAATTTCGCGGCTTCCTTCTCGCTCTGATTCTTATCCGTCGGGTTCTTTACATAGCTCATAGTCATTCCTCCATTAAAATTGACACATCACCGTCTATACCTATATCCAAAATATTAAATAATAATTACACGAACAAAAAGAAAGGGCCGAAGCCTTTCAGCTCCGACCCCTCTTCATTACCTTGTCTCAGACCGTCTTACTTCACAGTCCACTTATCCCGAATCTGCTCAATCGTGGGAACTCCCGCATTACCAGCCGTCCCCTCGGTTGTCGCAATCATCGTGAATACCTTCTCAGAGAACCCGGCTACCATATTCACCCGGTCCCCAACCAGAACATTGTCCCCATACCCGTTAAGGTGAACACAATGCACCCAGGTCTTCTTTGCCCCCGGCGAGGTCTTCAGATACTGGTCCCAAACATCTGCCAGGCTCTTGCCATTGTCAGCATCTCGACCACTGTTCCACATCTGCATATCCGACAGGAAGATGATCCGATCCGGCACCATCTTGTTCTCGATCAACCACTCAATGCACCGGTATCCATTGGTGTTATACCCCTTGGTATCAACCGCCTTGGTCTTCTTCGAGATTTCAATGACCGTGTCCAGTTTTGAGAACCGAACCGGGGCCACTGCCGTCCCGAATCCAACCACATACGGATGCTGAGCCGTCTTTGCCACAATACCACACAGAACCGATGCCACATCCTTACAAGTCACCTCGGACTTCTCCGAAACCTTGTTGTGATCCATCGACCCCGACATATCTGCAAAGATGACCGTATCCCCACTCATGACCGGGATGTTCACACAAGCCTCATTACAGGCTAGTTCGACCGCAGCCAGAAGTTCGCTCATATCGGCCTGATCCGCTACCCCAGACATTCCCTCCAAGGACTTGACCGCAGACATGAACCGGAAAGGAAGTTGCTTGGAACGCAGAATTTCGTCCTTGTTCGTCAACTTATCCGACACCTTCTGAACACTTGTCCGGGAGACACGAGCCTCCAGGATGTTCCGCAGGTTACGAAGCAGAGCCATATACCCGACCAGATCCTTCTCAATCAGGAACTCCCACACATTGTGCTTCTCACCACCGAACTGAGACAGCAGAACTTCCCAGTTTACGAATGACTTCGCGGCCAACTCCTTCGCTTCCTGATCGAAAGTCGTCTTCTTTGACAATTCCTTTCGATTGAAGATCACAGGAGTCTTTGCCGGGTCCAGAATCTTCCCTGAACGGAAATATTCCGCAACCTCACCCTTCAAAGGCCATCCAGCCTTCCGTGGCAACCAGCACAGGACATCCTTCCAAGTCGGGAATCCAGAGTCGTCATACTTCATCAGGCCACGCTCTCCGAACTTGCTCAGAGCATCAGACAGACCATTGGCCAGTCCATTCGCCAGGGGCTTCATCCCGAACAAGAACCGGTGCATCAGCAAACAGGTCTTGATTTCATCCGGACGCTTCACGATCTGAGGGGCATACTTCCTCACCAGAGTCTTCGATCCATCAATGCGTGATGCCAGAACCAACAGGACCTGGGGAGTCAAACGAATGTTCATCTCATTGCGAAGCCAGTTGGCAATCACCAGGATATCCTCGGGAGTCTTGCCCTTTGCGACATCCACAGCAGTAGCCAGGACCTCACGAGCGACACCGTTCAGTTCCTCGCAGGATGCGACACCAGAGATCTTGTTATCGACAAGAGTGAGCCTTTCGACCAACTTGGCCAACTTTCCCCCGGCAATACGCTTCGGAACACACTGATCACCGTCATAGAAACGGGGTTCAGCGAAAAATGATCCACCTGTCATTGTGACAAGTTTCACGGCCGGATCTTGGATCTCGAACGCGACACCACCCGCCCGATTGACCGTAGCCTTCGGGGAATTGCTCGGCTTACGAGCAATCGCAGACTTCTTCCTTGCAACCTTCTTCAAACCACTCATTTCTCTACCCTCCTGAAGGTGACATATTTTGTCACCAATTTACCTACCCTCTAAAAACAAAAAATCCGACCACCTTTCGGTAATCGGACTGATCTGGTAGCGGGAGTTGGATTCGAACCAACGATCTCCTGGTTATGAGCCAGGCGAGGACGACCGGACTCCTCTACCCCGCGAACTTCTTGATCAGCACCGAAAATCGCAGAACCCATTGTTCCACTGAAGGTGCAACCTTATCTAAATTCCATAAACTCGCTAAACTTCCTACAAATGAACTCAACTAAATTCCAATAATCGTTCCAAGAGATGCTGTCTTTCCAAGCTGCCATTTGTATGTCTTCCCATACAGCCCATCCGTCTTCCCGGAATTCCAACCTGTCTTCCCCAGGCAGCCAATCTGTCTTTGCAGATCGTCGTACCCTCACACGGAACTTCCGCTCCGCCGGGTCGTTTTGCTTTTTATTTGAAGTAACCCAGAACTGAAGGAATCTAATCTCGTTCACAATCAATATACTCTTTTCCAAAACACTTTTGCAAAACTATTTTCAATTATTTTAAAATGGTGGAGCCGGGGAGAATCGAACTCCCAAAAATCAGTTGACGACATCGAGTCCACCACTTAACATTCAAATATGAAAAGAACAATCAATAAAACTAAAAAAACGTGTCCTGACTGCAATAAAAAATTCTCGCCATCCAGCCGACATAAACTCTGTCCAATGTGCCGAAAGAGATCCAAACAACACTTATGCCCATGCGGCAAAACCATCTGGGGGCCATCAACTCATTGTCTCATCTGTTCCAATCGTGAGAAGGCCAAAGTCCAACTCTCCAAACCGGACGGAGGAATAACCTATCACAAAAAAGGATACATAATGTGTCGCTTTGGAAGAACATACATTTTCCAACACATTTTAGTTATGCAGAAACACATCGGTCGTCCTCTCTTAAAAACAGAAAAAGTCCACCACGTCAACGGACTTAAAAATGATAACCGAATCGAAAATCTCGAACTTTGGACTAAACCACATCCTTGTGGAATTAGAGCAAAAGATGCCTTGATCTGGGCTAATGAGATTATCAATCTCTACAAACCCATCTCGAATCTTATCTGAAGGGTTTTGGAGCCGGGGAGAATCGAACTCCCGTCCTCATACGAATCCATCCGAACATACACACGCTTCTCTCGATACCTAACCAGATTTACTCCGGCGGCTTTATCGACCCCGAACTGAGTCTATCCTGTCTTCCCAGGATTCCATGAACTATTCTACCCCGGTGCATTCACTTTCCGGCATTACCTGTTACTTGTCAGGCAAGCGTCCAAGTTCTTTAACCCTCAAACAGATGTTATGGCACTCTATCGTTTTGGGGATGTGCTTCTTAGGCAGCCGCAAGCTCTTGCACTTCACTCGTTTCCGAGGAGAAGGAGAGCATACGGACCATCGTTCCAGTTACTGTTTTCGCAGTTACTTTTTTCAGGATTTTTAAGAGGCCAACCTGAGTCCTCTACGTGTCGTCCAGTTTTCAATCATACAAGTCGAAACCAGTCGGCCCCATATTCAAATTTGAAAGATCAAAGAGATACAACAGTATCACATTGCCAACTTCCGTATCCAATACGAAAAAAAATAACGCCGTTACTTTCCACGGTCAGTCACCGATTAGTTTATTCTCACTCCACTACTATAACTGCTACGGTCGCCGTCATGGAGCCAGTCCGATTCACACGGACGCCCTTTCGAGTCTTTCGGATATCACTACCCGAATATCTATCTAACCCAACTCCATCCGAGCCACAGACTTCCCAGTCAGGTCAGAGACGGCTCTTGCCAGTTGATTCTTCGGACCAGCAACTTCCCTATCGGCATACTGATTCTCCAAGCAGGGATATTATCCCCGACAGGTCAAACCGCCGAACGTATAGGGCGACTGATTCAGGCATTGCACTACCAACGCCTTCCAGATACTAAGACCTTCAGCCACCTCCACCATTCCAGACCACTCCCCCGAGGGTCCGAAATCCTTAAATTTGCATCCAAGCACGTCCCAACCAAAACACGATATCAACTCGTCTTGACTATTACTTCGTGAGCCATTCCGCAGCCTATTCTAACCCGTCTCTGTGGTCCCTAACATCCCGTTTGGGATTGGGAGTTTACACGTCGGACGTGTCTCGCTCACGGGGTATGCTTGGAATATTACCCCTGCCGCATTCTGAGTTTGTGTTGTCGGCAGTCTCACAACCACCGGCACAACACCTACCCATCCTCTGCTGTTCGATATGTCTGTCGTTTCCCTCCCCACGCTGTACCCTTACGTTTGGGTCAGCCTCGATTGTGGACAGGCATTACATATCTCCGTATCAGAAAAAGATGTGTCTGTCGTTCCCTCTCCACGCTGTATCCTTACGTTCAGATCAGCCTCACTCGCAGACAGGCAGCCCACATCCTAAAAACAGATCGTAAGTTTACGGGACAATGGGGTTTGTCCCATCGTATTACAACTCCTTGCGAAATAACCCATCGACTCTATTCGTCCTAAGACCAGCGTGTTCGACTCGCTGACGATCTGCAAAAACATCAACTATGGCTTCATCGTCGAATCGCTACGTGATCTATGCACGGGTCATGATCATCTCTGGAACACCACAGTTAAATTCAATTATCAAAAATCAAAATATGCTTATCGCTCCCACCCCACTCACCGATTCTTGCGAACTGTCTCGGTCTTTTTCGGTTATTACCCCCGCGTGGTCTGGTAAGCACATCCCTAAATACTATCACTCGTTCGGAATAAAGTCACTCGGAAGTATTTGAAACTTCTCGTTCACATCCCCATTCAACCGAATCACATCATACATAATCAGCACCCCATTGGCTGCAATATGTTTTCCGACCACCTCAACCTTTGTCCCGGCCGGCGTCTTGCCAATCAACCGGACATCATCAACTATTGCTTGTTCGTTCATTATACTCCTACATTGCAGAACTTTGTCAGCAATACGGAAACTATTTTCAGATCGTCTTTACTGTGGGCGGTTCATCCGTCTTTGTCACAACAGAAAACGTCATATCCGCTGCCTTGACCCCGTCCGTAATCTTGTCCGGGGCACTCCCCTTCATCTTCTCCCCAGGCCCTGAACCTGCAATCTTCAAGACAATCTTGCCTGTCACCATGTCCCCGACCTGACCCTCAACAATCTCTTCACCCAATGCCCGACGACGCTCAGTGTCAATCCGATGACTTTCAACCTGGTATAAAGCCGACCAGGACTTGATCCCGATTCTCCAACGACCATCAATCTTTACATCCAGCCGGAATCTCTTGTCCGGGGCATTCTGTTGAATGTTGTGAGTTTTGGCGATACGCTTCTGGCGATTCTTAACTTTCGCCTGTTTCTTCATCTGCTGTTTCGTCATGCTTCCCATAGTAATTCCACCCTTTCCGGATGCGTCTTAATTCAAATACGATGACAGTATTATACTCTGTGGAGAGACGGTGTGGTAAAAAAAGAAAAAAATCAGCGAACTCGATGAATGCCGCAACTTTCAAGTCTACGCTCAACCTCGGGGGACCAGGGAACTTCCGCATATCCAGTTGCCGTAATGGGACCATTCCCATTCCCACCCATCACAACACCAGATGATTGAACTCTGCCAGCTTGAAGGGCCATACTCAGAGCTGATGCCCCTTGCCCGAGTCGCTAACACCTCGACCTTGGATGCATCAACATCCCTTCTCATCGGAACGACCCCAGGCACTACTGCCATCACAGACACACAATTCTTCTTCTCATTTTTCATCCAACAAACTTTTTCTCCAGAGCCTTGTGGAATAAAAAAAGACATCATCTGCCTCAAACTCATATTGTCCTCCGTCCTTACCACTCAAATTTCTCAGGTAGTGGTTCCCCGTTTACTGAAATATCCTTGATTCTGTCCGACCCGTCCCCGTCAAATCCTACAGATCTTTTATAGTCTTTTCTGCCCTTCGGATCAATATCAATATTAAAACTGTGTCCGATGTCTCCCATGTAGGAACATTGCTTGATCAGTTTCAACAAGGAATACAACCCATCCCCCTTGATTTTAAAGGTGATCGTCGCATATCCATCCTCATCCCTCTTGAATACTTGGTCCTTTGCCTTCCTCAGTCCAGCCGCAATCTCTCGTATCTCTTGAACAATCTTTCTCATAACATCCCCCTCTCAAAACACTCGTGAATGTCCAATGCAAATTTCGTATGCTTCTTATCGTCAAGTTTGATGTCCGTGTAAAAGTCTTTGGCTTTCGGAACTTCCTTCCATCCCTTTCCACCACAAGTCTTTCCGGCCTTCTTCCCGGTCGTAAACACGATCTCGTTCCGACCTGCCGACCCATACAACACACTATCCTGGTTAAACTTCTTTGCGAGATCGGCAACGACTTTACGGTCTACCTTAGCCCCACCCTCATCCTTGTGATGAACCATCATCGATTTCTGAGTCTTTGGGGTCAATTTTGTCTGGTCATGGAACACAAGAAAACTTGATTCAGTTCCTCCATAATGTCCTACAACTTCAGTATATGGCAGATTTGCTTTATTTAACTCATACCGAAGTTCTTCATGCCGTTTGTGAAAGACCTCATCATCCGGCGAAAGAACGGACTCTTTCGGGTCATTCGGATTCCTACCAGCAGAGATAATTGAAAAATGGCCATTCGTCAAAGTAGACTGCAATGTGGCCTTATCCATCTTCTTCTCAGTATTCTCCGGCTTGCCCTTCTTCGTATCTTCCTTCTCAGGCTTCTTGGTGTCTTTACCGGGAGGAGTGTCTCGATACTCATAAGTGCCGTCCGGACGCTTCTTACGCCAAGTCTTCCTATCCCCCTGGGGAGATTCCCAATCGTTCTGCTTCGTCGCTCCTAAGACTTCCCGAGCCATTCCTAAGAGATCCAAGGCCGCCTGCGTCATGCGATCATCATGCACATGATTCAAAGAACGATACTTCGAGGCACTTTGTGACTTCTCAAACATATCAAACTCCATATGTCTCTCGGGCATCTAAAATACATTCTTTCAGGTCCCTGTCAGACATCCCTTCCTCGTGTATCATCTCCAAAATCAAGGCATCTCCCTTAATCCTACGATAGATCTCATCCACACTCTTCGTCTTGTTTGAAATCACCTGGCCTTCAATAACATCAGCCAAGTCTTCGGAATAATGCTTCCAGCCCCCGCCGACAAGGCTCTTTGCAATTACAACCAACTCTTTCGCCATCATAGTTTCGTTCATACTGATTCTCCTTACGCCCAACCAACACCCATCAAGGCATCGTGTAGGTCTTCGATATTGTGCCGGCAATGAAGCTCAATCTCACTTGAATTCTCGTGAGCCTTGTCATAATCCCATCCCTGCTGCATCTTTCCCAACTCATTCATCTCATGAAGAATTACAAATCCCCGTTCCTGCCACTCCAAGTCATTGTCAATCCAAATGTCTCCTGGTGGAACAAATTCGTACACAAGGCTATGCCCTCCCTGAGTGAAATCGATATCCAGGACGCTGCGAATCAAGTCCCCGTGAACCAGCCAGACCTTGTTCCCATTCGCCAGACTCTTCAAAAGTCTCTCCCGGAACATCTTGGGATCAACAATTTTGCGGACCGGGTCCATTACCCGAGAGATGTCACGAGACTTCAACCGAAGATTCTTCTCAGCCTCATCTGCCTTCTCAATGGCCTTGTCATATTCTTCCCCCTCCTTCATCAACTTCCACTCGGTAATGAGATGCTCGATGAAATAGGCTGATTCGTTATTCTCGTTTTCCCGATCCAGCCAGAATTCAAACTCCGGGATAAATGGGAAACGATAGTGTTGACCGAAATTGGTGAACTCCTCGTCAACATAGGTGCGAATATACTGGCCATCCACGATCCAGACCTTAATCTCTGTATCTACCTTGTCTGGAAAGACTTGTATGTTTTTCAGGAATTCGAGCCGGGGGTATTCTTTCCCAGTCAAATCCTCGGCCAAACGGGTGATTCTTGAATTGTCCATATTAATAAATGCTCCTACAAGTAGGGCAGATTATTAATAAAAAATGACAGAATCAATCTGTATCCGACCAGATACATTTTGAGATATGTATCCGACCGGCATCATTCAAGCGGCGATCCCATTCGCAGCCGCCGTGGCTGCCCAGTCAATGTGCCTCACCTTGGCCCTGACCTTGTTCCACTTACCGTCTATTGCCAGAATCAGACTATTGACAGCCCCAGTGTGTTCTATCCTCCAGGACTTTAAGAATCCAGGTAATGAAGGTTCAGATATCCGCTTCCGCCGACGTTCCACCTCGACTGCCTTGCCCTCGTGAACTCCATCACACCCGTACCCAGGCATAAACTTGACGACCGGGGTCTTACCCTCTGCAACCAACTTGGCAACCTTCTCAATCAATCCCTTGGTATTCCTTGCCGCCATCCGATTCCAACGAATCTCGTCCTGAGCATCCAGAGGCTCGACAGCAACCGGTTCCAGAGCCGTCCCACGAACAGCCACTTCTGCAAATTTCTTCAGATCTCTCATCTTGTGATTGATCCGAATGGAAGTCCGGGTATGAACCCAATCTGTCCACCCACCATCACAACCTCCTCCACCTCCCGAGACATTGAATACGACTTTGACACCATTGATCTCTGCCGGGACGTAGGAATGCCCCTTCTCCGGAAGCATCTTGATTGCCGTCCGAGGTATCACGAAATAGAAGTCCATCCCAGCACGAACCGTCCAGAATTTACCCCCACCCTTCCGGTAATGTTTGAACTCCATAACCGACTTGCCAGAAGCCGCCATATTCGGATGCGTGAAATTCATCATAGCCTTACCAGCCGTCACACCCGTCCGTATTACCAGATATTCCCCAGGATCAATCTCGACCTGATAATGTTCCCCAGGAGTGTCATCAATCACGAGAATCGGCCCACATTCACTTAAAAGTTTTGGTTCTGTCATTTTCATAATTTGTTCCTTACATCGTCCATCATGCCTATACATTGCAGAATCGTGGACAGAATACGAAAGATTAACTCATCCTTTTTTTCTTGTTTTCGTCACCACAGAGACATTCACCCCGAACCCCATTCCTTCAGGATCACACTCATTACAACCAGCTCCAGACCCCTGACTGACCTCCAGACGAGTCCCGTCATCAAAAACTATAGTCAGACACCGGTATTGCCCAGGATACTCCACAGGGAGAGATACAGATACAACCTTCCGTCCAACCAACAACTTCCCCATCTTCTCGGCCTCTGCCGACATCTTATCTCTCAACTTCATTTCAATGAAAGTCCTTTCAACATCTTGTAGTCACGAACTAATTGAGCGGCTGTGGGCTTCTTCGTCTTTCCAGACATCTTTTCAGCCCGCTTAACTGCTTTATCAATCCGTTTACAAACAAGTTTTAATCCGGCTCTCATAACCCTTCATTGCCAAATCATTCCCGAAATACGGAAAGAATTATTTCTTTACCGAAAGTTCTACTCTCCCGTTTAGAAAGTCCCCACTCGGCATCTCTCCAATCCGGATTATCTTTCTCATTGCAGTTATCATTGCCTGATTCTGATCCAACCCCGCCAAAAACTCTTCTTCCGTCCATCTTTCTGCCATCGGGTCCCAATCCCCTCCCTGCATCTTGAGAACCTTACCACCACGAGAATTCACGAATTTGACAAAGTCCTTGTCCAACCACGGGGGAACCCAACACCCCGAGCGACAGATATGGACCCGGTCAATCGTCTTAACTCCCCAGTCATCCCCCTCTGAAATGACCTTAACCCTGTTCCTGAGGTCGTCAGGGACACTGAAGTTGCCGACCGACCACTTGGGCTGTATCCAAGTCACTCGACGCCTCTTATCGCCTTCCAGCCAAACTCTTACCCAATTGTGGCAATAAACATCATTGACAGTATTATCCAATCCAAGACTATCCCCTTCCCAACAGTCATGGTGAGCATCCACCAAGAGAATATGCCCTATCCCATTCGTGATACTGTGAGCATAAGCGTGTGAATCCGACACCCAGGTTCCCTTCTTCACCACGGGAACCTTCGACTTAACCAGATCCCAAAAATTGTTTTCCTGCCCGGTGGTCTTAATGGCCTCGTGATACATAATCCGAGTCATCCACAGCATCTTGAGAAACATCAATGATTCCGAGTGTCCAAAGTCATACTCAGGCTTTTCCGGCACCCAGTAATCGAAATCAACTGACAACAGAGTCTTCATTTCTTTGAATCCAAAGTTGTTAGAAACTCCTGCCATAGTGCCTTTTCCTTGGGTAATCCCCCATCAGTCCCGCAAATGAAGTCCGGGTTCTTTATCTCCGGATGAAGACTATTCTCCAAACAACCATCTACGAGATGACAGAGCCTCCACTCAAGTTCAAAATAGTTTCCGGCACTTGCCAACATAGGCTCTCGGTCTAACAACCACTGAACCTGCTTCCGAGTGAAACGGCGACCATCAACTCTCATCTTCCTGTCTTTCATACACCCACCCGAATCCCTGTTAATTCTCCACCGCACTTGGGACACTTACCGTCTGCCGACCGAGGTTCAGCCGATCCCCAGCAAGCCTCAACATTCCAAGAACACCGTTCATTCTGAACGACCAGAATGTGTTTACAGGGTTTGTGAGGATGAAACTTGAAAGAAAGACAGTCACAGACATATCCATGAGAACAGTCTTTCGGATTCGATAACTTCCCATAACTAACCGTGTGGAATTGGCCTTTACTTCCGGAAACCTTGCGTTCCCAGACCTCATTGCTCTTGCACCACGAATAAGTCTCTATTGTTAAATCAGGCATTGTATTGTCTCCTATACCAATACATTGCCGAAATACCACCAGAATACGGAAAAGAATCAAATAATCGACCGGGGAATCCCCGTATCTAACACCTTATCATCCAACAACTTCCACTTAGCCTTTTCATCATCTGGAAGTTGTTCGTGACTTCCCTTATCCCAGATCTCGCAAGTTCCACCTTCCGGGACATGACCAGAACGATCATTCATATAATTACTCATCGTGTGAGCAAATTTGTTCATCCTGGGACCCCGACCCTTGGCCATCCAATATTGAAACGGGGCATGCCACTGATGAATAGCCATACACCAATTCGGGAGAGTAATATCCATCACATTCGACTTCTCCCTTAATCCGCAATACCAGGGGTCTTCTGAGTTATGAGATACCAAACCTTCGGCTATGAATGTTTTTGTAGAAGTCATCATTCCAATAAGCGTCCTCATCCCTACTGGTTCAATACTTATGATTTTAGATGCTACACAGTCTTTCTTAACCGGCAATCCAATCCCGACCCATTTATTTTTAAGTCTGACAGAAGGAGCCGATATTAAAAGTTCCAAAGCACTTGCCGTATTCCTCGTCCTTAGATCCCAACACCTGCCATCTCTTGATGATCCCCACTTGCCTTTTCTTTCGTATCTCTTATGAGCACTAAAATCTATCCCCCAATTCGTTAAAACACTCATCGCCCGATCTAATACATCTCCTGGATTTTGAGTAATTTGAACTCGAAGACCTGAATCTCCCGATGCTGATCCTTCCCCGTCTATTATCCCCGCCATCCAACCTGAATCAAATACGTCTCTTTTCTCTCCAACATCTACCAATTTCCTGATCTCATCTCCAACTTTCAATTTATCCGTCCTCTTCCATAAAACATCTCTTTGACTTCCTGTTGACCTCATATTCGCTGTAAGCCAAAGATGTTCTTCAGACGACACAATATCTCTCCCGTCTTCCGTGATGATTCTAAAGGAATTCTTACGGACTTCTCCGATACTTAAAACTTGTGACTTTTCAAGTTTTCGCTTCGATTTACCGACAGGATTTTCTGTTACACCAACCAATACATCCCCAACTTTTAACGAATCGTTCCTCACCCACCTCAGATCCTCGGTTAAAACTTTTGTCTTCCCATCTAAACAACCGTAATCGCAATATAGCGGAAACCCCTGCCCCTTCGTGATCTCATACCAGACATCCTTCCGAATACTGCAAATCTGATGAGTCCCGAAATGAGTGTTCGCCACATTATTCTGAACCCAGGCTTCGTCCCACCCCTGGATCTCTGCCACATTCATAATGTCTGATTCCCAGTCCACTCGATCAATCACCGCCTGCATCTCCGGCCTTAAATTGTATGTCTTCAAGGCAACAAAACACCTTGGATTCGTTTTATGAGGCTCCAGCATCTGACTAATGGCATCCCGAGGAAGTAGACACTCCGCAGTCGTCTCCGCCAGAATGTGTCCCCGTGCCAATCTGAAAGCCGTATTGAACGCTACCGTATTCCCCCTCATCCCCTCCGAATGCTCCAACCTCTCATACCTGAGATTGATCTTCCCGAGTAGAGGCCGAAGTGCGTTCTGGACGTCATCCTGGGAACTGTCATCCATGACGATCAATTCCCACCTTGCCGGGTCAATATCCTGCTTAATATAAGTCTGAACACTTCTCTTAAGTAGGTGAGATGTATTCCAGACACAGACACACAGACTAAATTCAATCGCCATACAATTCCCTCCAGAGACACCGGGAAGTCTTCCGGCCCTTGAATACTAACCACCAAGGTCTGTCTGCCGGCCCTGGACTGCCCGAGAAGTCCTCAATCTCGAACCCGTAAGTCAACATCGTCTCCTTCAGAGTTTCCTTCGTGTAAGTCATATAATGCTGTTGGAATGGCGAATCTGCCCAGCCATAAAGAGCATTCTTGGCATCCGTCAATGTCATTGTCCCATTGGCATAGTCTTTCATCACCCGGTCAATGTTAGGCATCGACCCGTGAAATATCCCTCCAACCTTCAACAACCGGTTCCACTCTCCCAGCGTCTCCGCCAATTGCCACATCGGGATATGCTCAATCACATCTCCGAAGTGCATCTCGTCAACGGATTCCGTGTCCCTGGGGATCTTCTTCCAATCACAGACGATCTCCACGTGGTCTCCTGGTTTCCCATCCTGGTGAATCCAATCCTCCAAAGGCTTTTGAAGATTATGACCACCAGAACCAATATCAAGTCTGACTATTTTGACCATATGTAATCATCTCCTCCATCGAAATAAATCGGTTTACGACCTGAACGATACTCTTCCGCCAGTTTGTTATACCTGTCCATCACCACACCAGCCTCATCCTTCTTCTGTTGAGCATAGACATCTCCCCCTGGGTCAATGTGGTCAATGTTGATATGGGGAATAAAGACATTTCTGAACCCGGCCAGTTTAGACCTGAGACTCGCCAGTGTGTCATCGAAACCATATTTCCAATCGCCCTGATACAAATACCCGATTTTGTCGAACAAGGCCGAACTGAATCCCTGACAGGTTCCCATAATATGAGAGGCTTCCTCGACGATGATCCAGGTTTGTCCGGGTTGATGTGGCAACATCTTCAAAGATGTCTTGAACTGGAGAGACTTATGACCCGGATGCTCATCCAGATCCTTTCGCTTCAGACCACAGATCCCGATGGTAGGATCTCGGTCAAAGACTTCTGACATCTCATCTGCCCAGCCGGTGTGATTGATTACGCAGTCATTATCCATTTTGACCACGTGTTCCCCAGGCTTTCTTTTACTCCAGGCCCGATTGACTGCCCGAGCCGTCCCGAGATTCTCACCATTGAAGATGACCTCAAATGGAATACTCAAACTCGACATATTCTTGTAAAGTCTCAGAGTCTCTCCGCAGGAACCGTTATCAGATATGATAAGACGATGTTTGTTCCAATTGACTCTTTCAGAAAGTGACCGGATAGTCTTTTCCGTCATCTCCGTCCGTTTGTTCTCAACTGTGTCAAATACGGCCATAGCAATTAACATAATATTGTCCTCCTTTGAGGTTTACCTGCCAAATGATTCATTATACTCAGGATTCCAGAAACCAATCAAGATTTCTTCAACTTCTCCATCCGGCCTTCCGCCTCCGTCTCAGATCTCTTCAGTGGAAGAATCAACTCCGGCTTGAAGACAGGCTTTCCGAAGACTGCAATTCCATAATAATGAAGTTCACTATTATAGTCATACCACCGATCCAACAAATCCTTTTTCTCCACATATGTCCGGAATGCCGCATCCGGGTCCTCGAAGATAATCTTGTCTCCCTTATAACCGATCGCTACGACCCAATGAGAGTGATCCGGCTTCCCCTTCCAAGTCTTCGGTGGTTTGCCGTTGTAAGCCTGGATGATGAGGATAACCGGGACGTTCTGGTCGATGTAACCTTTGACCTCATCTATGGTCATCGAACCGTCTTTATATTTTAAACCGTAATACTTGAGAGCCTTTATCATCCCCGGAGCATCTGTCCCGTCTTTCTCCGTGGTATCCGCGTGTTCCATAATCTTCTGTTCCCGAACAGTTCCCCCGTAATAGGTGAGGACACTTTGGAGAGCACAAGCCCCACAGTCATAATCGTAGACTTGGTGAAGTTCCGGGAAAACAAGAATTGTCTCTGGTTTGAGGGAACTGGCCGCAACCCTCTCAGATATCCGAGCAATTCTATCCTCAATTTGAAAGATATGGTTCATCTACTTATGAATCACATATCAAACAATTATCACTCTAAAAACAAAAAGACCCAGTGGTGTCCTGGGTCTTTTCAAACTAACTGAACGAACTTTTATGCGGCAACCAACCGAATACGTCCATAACTCATTCTCGCATCTCCCTTTACCCGATTACCATTCCGGTGATCTTTCGGATTTAGAAGATATGATATCTCTGACTGGATTGTCCTTACAGACGCCCCGGTGGCCTTGGCCACTGCTTGAATCAGATCATGACGACTGATCGAATTCCGCGTTGCTCGGTGAACAATGGCATACATGATACCACCTCGCCGAAACTGACTTTCGATCCGCATTCCCTTAACCGTTCCAACCACCTTCACCGCTCCCGTTCCCTTTGTTGTCTTTTTCATAATGTCAGACTACCTTTCTATTTGTTGTCTGTTTACCTCTTCCAACATCTCCATATTCTCATAACGCTGTTTTTTACCATATAGGGTATAACCCTATCTCTTGGGTTTAAAAGTATTAGGGGTTTTTACTGATACCAAAACACAAAAAGACTCCCGAGGTTGCCCCCGAGAGTCTTGTCTTTGCCTTGAGCAAACGCGTTGTTTAGACGCGGGTGATCTGGAGAACCTGCAAAGCGAAGGGGTTATACGCCCCGATGCCAAGCTGTTCAAAGATCGAGAACCCGATCAAACGGTTCTTCGGGTCGTCGGCACTCAGAACCGTCAACTCGGTACGAACCGGGATACGACCGAAGAACTCTGCTTCACCGCAGACGTAGACTGTACCTTCCGGCACAATACGTGACACGATGAGCTTTGCTCCCCAGAGCGTAGCCATAAGACCGGTCTTCAACAGAATCGCCTGTGTCTCGATGTCCAGGGTGTCCCGATCCCACTTACGCAGGTCAGCATAGTCCTTGGCATTCAAGAAGACTGTAGCGACACGAATGTCGGTACGCTCCACGTTTGCGAAGGCATCAGCCAATGCGTTTGCGGTCAAGTTACCTGTCACCGGGATGACCGGGTTCGGGTTGGTCGGGTCAGCGGACAGAGCGTCCATAACTGCGAACACCTTGCGGTCTTCCTCAGCCTGAATCTCTGACTTGCCCAAGTCAACTGAACGCTCGATCAAGTCGAAACGACGCTGCTTGATTTCGGTCAACTGAATCTCGGGATTGGACGCAATCTCGAACAACGGGAAAAGTACCCGTTTCGGCTTTGCGACCGCCACGATATTCTCACCCTCTTCACCCACGACGTAAGCCGTGATGTTCGGGTCCTTGTCGTAGATCGGCAGAGCACCATCCGGGAGAGCTTCCACGAAGAACGCCTTACGACCGACCGACATATAGTCTCTCCGGCGACGGAGAGGCTGAATCATGCTCGCTGCCAAACGCTGACGCCCTGCGGCGGTACGAATGTGCTGAGAGATGATCTCCTGCTTGGTTTGGTTATCAATAGCCATTGCTAGATCCTCCTTGGTATCTTCTTAGATACGCATGTCCAAACCAAGAGTGGGTGAGCTTGTGGAAGGTGCCTTGGTCACAACACCGATCACAACAGCCGACGCAGTAGTTTCCGTTGACAGGAAACCTTGTGCCGAACCATACAACGGAAGGCCTTCAGCATATGCGAGATCGCTACCGTTATTCGCGGCACGAGTCTCATACACATCAACCTCTACAGATGCCATAGCCTTCATTACGGCTACCTTCCCACTCGCGACTGCGGGGCTGTTCTCAAAGGCGGCTCCTGCCGCGTCATTGACGAACAAACCAACAGGCATAAGTGAGGTCGTCATCGGAACGACTGTGTAGGCCAATCCGGCAGATGCTGCCGCGATTGATCCACCCAGGACGCCCCGAGGCGTATTGATGCTCAAAGTCGTGTTCGTGTTCACATCGTAGTTCTGCTTCGTAAAGCAGGCGTCCGACAGAACAGGAATCGAGTTGAGCTGTCCACGAATCAGGATTGTCAGTGACATATCAGATTCTCCTCTTTTTCCTTGGTTTAGTTACTCGACCTTATTTAAACGCTTCACTCACATCCGGGGCCGATTGCCAGATTGAGCTGATATCGACGCCACCGCCTTCTGCGGAAGCGACTCTCGGCTGCCCACCGAGTTTCGTAATGCCGGTCTTCCTCTGGGATGCCTCAACCTTGCGGTCCGAGTTCCCTGCTGTCGCGGCGACCATTCCTGGATCGTCGAACAACGAAGCCAACCGTTCGTCCGCTTCTGCATCCGGGGCGACTTCGTCATCCATCGAACCCGTAAGTTCGATATCAAACTCGTTCATCCCTTGACGCGTCACGGAAGCTGTCTTCTCATCAACCTTCTCGTCCTTCTTTTCAGACTCGTCGGTCGCTTTAACTTCTTCCTTCTTCTCTTCAACCTTCTCGACTTTCTCGTCCGCCGCCTTCTTCTCGTCCTTCTTCTCGTCCTTGGCGTCGTCCTTCTTGCCGTCCTTCTTCTCGTCGATCTTCTTTTGGATGAAGTCCGGGAAAGCCGCCTTGAATGCTTCGGCAACCGCTGACGCGATCATTGCCTTCATGTCCTTGGCTTCGTCCTTCTTCTCATCTTCCTTCTTCTCGTCGGCTGCCTTGCAGGAACACTTCTCGTCTTCCTTCTTCTCATCAGCGGCCTTGACTTCGGCACCAGGCTTCTCGATTGCCGGGGTGAACTGGGCTTCTGAGGCCGCTGTCTTTTCATCCTTCTTATCTTCAACCTTCTCGTCCTTCTTCTCGTCGGCTGCCTTGACTTCTTCCTTCTTCTCATCCTTCTCATCCACCTTCTCATCGTCGGCGTAGAGTTTCTGAGTGTCGGCGAAACGTGCCAGGGTGCGATCCATGGCCTTCGGTCCCATCGCCATCAGGTCACGGGCTTGGGCTTCAATCGCCTCATCCGAAACCTTGTCTCCCAAGAGGAGAACGGCAACGCGAACTGCCTTGTTGGCCGCAACGCGAACTGCTGCAACGGTAGGAGACTTCCCGTATTCCTCGGGAATTCCGAAACCGATACCGTCATGTCCATCGTTCTGCCAGTCATGCCGCATATCCGGCAACTCGTGATTCACCTTCTGCTCGAAAGTGTGATACTGTTCCCACTTCGGATCATTACGATCCGGCTGGTTAACATTACCGGGATACGGGGTTTGGTCTGCCGCTGAACGGCCTCTCGCTGTAAGTCTGACTCTGCTCATGATTTCTGTCCTCCTGGATTACTTCGTTTTGATACTGGCAATCCGAACGTCAATTGCGTCCGCGATCCTGTCGATACGCAGAGCCATCTGCGACCGGCCTGTTTTCTCTAAATACTCAGCCACGGCATCTAACCGGACTGAAGCGTTCATAAGGCGGGCCACATACTCGGTCGGGGCCGCATCGAGCGTTGTCGGCTCAGTCGCGAGTTCCTTACCATGTTCGAGCTTCTCCACCTCGGTAAACTTCTTCTGGGTGATTTGTTCCTCGACACCAGACTTATCGACTTCGGATGCCTTCTTCTCTTCCTTGGCATCTTCCTTCTTCTCTTCAACTTTCTTCTCGTCAACCTTCTCGTCGGCGATTATGGAACCGATCTTGCGTTCCATAGCTTCGATTTCAGAAGCCAGCGTCTCACGCTCGGATGCTTCCTTCTTCTCAGCCTTTTCATCTTCCTTCTTCACTTCGTCTGCGGCGGCAGTCATACCCATCTGGGTTTCCAACGCTGCGACTCTCAGAGACAATTTTGCGACATCAACACTCATTTTAGATCCTCCGTTTTCCCTTTTTAATTTGGACTCGGGAATAGCTGTAGCTTTCACCTATGTGCAAATTATAAAGAAATTATTACACTTTCAATTTTTGTTTCTTACACTTCCAACAACTCACGAGCGAGTGTCACGAGCTTCCTCGCAACCTTCACTTTGTCAGCTTCGGATACCGGCCAATTCTTGTTCGACTTGGCATTCTGATCGCCCTGCATGGTGGGGGC